TTTGGGTGTCTTACATATAGTATCCCCACAATGATCCCGATTCTGATAAATCGAATTAATAGATGTTGAAATTTCGTTACAAGACTTCAAATTCCAACGTCCTAACATCTTTTTCTCGGTTTTAAACATAATATCCATTATCTTCTTGAACATTGTCATTTAAAAATATACGACTCTCTTTTTTAAATGGGAATTAGAATTTAGAAGAGTTCATCTTCAACTTCGATTTTAAGTTTACAATCATCTTTCGGGTAAGCCACACATAACATCACATAGTTCGCTTCCACCTGTTCCTCACTAAGGAAAGATTGATCACTTTGATCAATATCACCCCACACCAATCTCGCTGCACAAGTAGAACACGTACCCGCACGACAAGAATAGGGGAGGTCGAGACCCTCCACTTCAGCTGCATCTAGGATATAGGTATCATCATCACACTCGAATGTTTCATCACCTTCGGGTGTAATGAGTATAATTTTATAATTTGCACGTACGGCTACACGAGACTTTTTTTTGTGAAAACGAGATCGTGGTACAATGGGGGACATAATTTGACAAGTGGCAAGGGTAGACATACTAGTTGAGTATGCCTCGTCGTTTTTAAATAGCATTATTTGTGCATTTTAAAAATGATTTATGATTTAATTTATTACTGTACCGAAACCAACAAATTAGTTGGAGAAGGCGAGGCCTCCCATGCCAGATTGGATGCGGAGGACGTTGTAGTTGGTGGCGAACATGTGCATGGCAGTCGCGGTACCGGCACCCATCTTGACGGCAACCTGCGCGTTATCGATGCGCGAGAAGTTGCAGGTACCGGTGGGCTGATGCTCTTCGGGCTTGAGCGCGAAAGAGTACGAGTACACACCGGGGTAGGGGCAGCCACTGTGGTGGTTGTACGCCTGGACCTGGTTGAAGTACTTAGCCTTCTGCTCCTTGAAGCGGTCTTGGCCGTTGAGGACAAGTTTGAAGGTGTCGAGCTGACCCGCCGCCTCTTCAGTGAAGGCGGAGGTGCCACCACCGGTACCAACTTGCACCATAGGGACACCCGCGGATGAGGTGGAGACGAACGCGTTGGAAGCCTCGATCGCGCTCTGGTCGGACTCGAGGACAATCTCGGCGGCGAGGTTCTTCGCGGTGAAGTTCCACAGGGAAGACTTCGCGGCGGTGTTGGAGAAGCACCACACCAGTTCCTTAACGGGGTGGTTGTACGACAGACGGACCTGCTTGGTGGCAGACGCATCAACAGTGTCGGTACCAGTGTGCTGGCACTGCTCGATCAGGTATTCGTGACCCTTCTGGGCGAAGCGGCGACGCTCCTCGGTGTCCAGGTAGATGTAGTTGGCCCACACGCGGAAGACGGACTTGTTAAGGAAGGTCTCCATGTCGGCAGCCAGATCGAAATCGATGCGGACTTCGTGGTATTGCAGGGCAATGAGAGGCAAGTACAAACCGGGGTTCCTGTTGAAGAAGAAGACGAGGGGGAGGTACACCGCACCAGTGCCGGCACCGGTATCCGCGGCAGTGGTCATCTTACCCCAAGTGGCCTTCTTGGCCTCATCGAGGTAGAGTTCCGAGTACAAACGCCACCATTTCTGGTAGTGTTTGTCGATGCGCTGACCACCGATGGAAAGCTCGACGGAAGAGACCGCACGCTCCGCGACCCAGTTGCAGTCACCCGCGGTGACAGTCTTGGTAGCCGCGATAGCCGACTCGAGTTCGATGTACATGTCACCGACGAGATCACCGTTACGGGCGACAGTCACGGACACGCGACCGGAGTTGGCGGCAGTACCGTTGACGGTCTGCTCGATGTTCTCCATCGCGAAGTTAGTGTGGCGCTTGTATTTGGCCTGGTAGAAGGTAACTTCGGGGTTACCGGTAAGGTAGACGTCTTGAGCGCCGTAAGCTACGAGTTGCATGAGACCACCGGCCATTTTGAGAGTTGTTGTACTATAGGCAGAGAAATTAATTCTGGTCAAACGCGCATATTCCGTTTTGAATTTTTCTTGGTCTAAATTAAATGTCCGCTTCTAATCATCCTGAAGAAATCGAGGAGGGTGAAATTATCACAGACGACGAAATGACTGAAGAAGAGGAAGAAATGTCCGTCAATGACGAAGAGGATGAATTTGATGAAGAGGATACTGATATTATCGGGTTGATGACTTCCCTCATGGCAACCCCAGATGGGGACACTGTGTGCTCAGCTCTCGTCGAGATTTCTACACAAATGCAAGTGCAAAACAAAATCCTTATAAAGATTTTGGCAAAACTCAAAAATTAGAAGCTTGAGTAAATTAGTTAAAAGAAAAAGTCATAATGATATTAAATGGAGAACACTCATTTCATCGATAAGGAACCTAATAGGTATGAGGCACTGGCGGAGTTGCAAAAGGAGCAAATCCAATCGATGAATGAAGAACAAATAATTGATATCGTAAGAAAATTTGAAATATACTGGGATCTCCAGACCCAGGATTATAGAAATGCCCGAGAATTGGGGTACAGGCAATTTATCCACAGTGACAATTGGGATGAAGGTAACAACCCACTCCCGGGTAAAATAGATATTCTGGCAATCAAGGGTATAAGGGAAAGGCAGAGACGCTTTCTAGTGGAACTGAAGAATCGTATCGCGGATCTCAAGATTGAATCAAAGGATGTAAATGATGACGGGATCACTGTATGGAAACGTGTCAACAATGTCATCAAACAACTCAAGGATGGGTATGAAAACATCAGGCGTCATTTCATATCGTACGAGCGTGTTGTTAACCCCATGGCAGTTCCCCAAGTTTTATCGAGTTCTGATCCATCCACAATGGATGAAGATTCTATGGAGGATTGTATTCCTTACCAGAAGTGTCTTCTGTACACCCTCGACGAAGCTTCTAAATGTGGGTATCGCCGATACAAAGATCACTGTTGCGAAGAAATCAAGACAATCGAGGGGTATGGTACTCGTGCCTGGGTTCTAAAGTATGAGATTCAAACATTTGTGCGTAATATTGCCCCAAAGGATGATGAGTTTTTGAACTGGAAGAACTTTACAAGTAAGGGGTCTATCTACCGCGAGGTGATTGATTATATTTCAAAGTGTATCGACCCCCAATTCCCCGAGATTGAAAAGAGACGTAACGTATGGTCTTTCAAGAATGGTGTGTTCGTGGGAAAGGAGTGGATTCCCGATAGGGGTGTGTACGACTGTCGTTTCTACCCCTATGACAGTAAGGAATTTCGATGCCTCGACCCGACTATCATCTCGTGCAAGTACTTCGATCAACAGTTTGATGATTACTCACACATTGAGAACTGGCAAGACATCCCCACCCCCAACTTTGATAAAGTTTTGAACTATCAAAAGTTTGATCAGGAAGTGTGTAATTGGGCATACGTGATGGGTGGTCGTCTCTGTTATGATATCGGTGATCTCGATTCCTGGCAAATTATCCCATTTTTTAAGGGTATTGCGAGATCAGGTAAGTCTACACTCATCAATAGTGTATTTAAACGGTTCTACGAGAGCCAGGATGTTGGAGTTTTGGGAAACAATATCGAGAGAAAATTCGGTCTCTCTGCGCTAAAAGACAGTTTCATGTTCATTGCACCAGAGATCAAGGGTGACCTAGCTCTCGAACAGGCGGAGTTCCAGTCGATCGTTTCAGGTGAGAGTGTATCAATCGCAGTAAAGAATAAGACTGCGGTTTCTATTGACTGGAAAGTACCAGGTGTTCTCGGTGGTAACGAAATCCCCAACTGGAAAGATAACTCTGGATCTGTGTTGCGTCGTATCCTCCCTTGGAACTTCACCAAACAAGTACAGGAGGCGGACCCCAACCTTGAGAAGAAATTGGAGAAGGAACTCCCTACCATCCTACTCAAATGTATCCGTGGATACCTAGACTATTCGAATAAATACAGAGATCGAGACATTTGGAACGTGGTACCACCCTACTTCAAACTTATCCAAAAGCAGGTTGCCATGGTTGCGAGTACCCTAACCAACTTCCTAGAGTCTACGAACATTGAGTATGGTACAGAGTTGTTTGTACCCCAGAAGCTCTTTGTGCCAGTATTCAATCAGCACTGTCAATCCAATAACCTGGGGAAGCACAAGTTTCACCCAGATTTCTATATGGGACCCTTCAGTACGCGGGATATTGAGGTCAGGAACGAGAGTGTTACCTACAAGGGTCGGTTATATCCCAGACAGCCTATCATTTATGGTCTCGATGTGATTGAAGAAACGCTCGCTTTCACAGACGAGTTTTAAAAAAAAATACTGGTAAATGGTAGTAATGAATCGGGAATTTCAAGAATTCATTGAAAAATCTGGTATCAGAGTAGAGACTCCCAGCCCTCAGAGGCGCGTCATCCCGCCATCGAGACCTGTAGTGAATAATTACATCAGAACCCAGAATCAAGAGAGGCGACGAGAGTCTCCTAAGCGGGGTACTTTCGAACAATTTGAGGCGAATTCACCATTAGCTAATGAATTTGAGGATGTCAATCTCAGTTCTAATAACAAAAAAATGATAAATAGACTATTAGCTAATGGATTTGAGAAGGATGTCAATCTCAGTTCTAATAACAAAAAAATGGTAAATAATCTATTAGCTGAAGAATTTAATGATACATTCACCGATGAATTCCTTGGTGTCGCGCCCGCGTCTAACCTTCAAATCAGTGAGTTAAAACTTGGTATGTTTAACGCACTCGTCAATAAGAATTTCGGTAAAACACCAATCTTAGATCTCAAACCCCTTCTTTTAAAACGACCCCTCGATAAAACACCTATTGGTGAAGGTCTTTATATAGACACATTGGACATTCGAGGTAAGTATGGTCAGTTTCAACCGGGTTTTTCTCATACGAAGGAAGCTGGTCCACAGGGTGATATTAGGAAACCATTTAGTACCGTACAGTTTGGTTTAGAGGTTTCTAACAATGTAGAGACTAAAGGTGCTACAGTGAGTTTTTTTAGAAATGGTAAAGTTCGATTCTCTGGTGGGTTTATCGGTACTGACATTGCCAACCAACCAGAGCTCATTCGTAAATTTGTTGTTGAGAAATATACGGACAATCAATCGTTCCTCTCCAATGAATTTGAATTCAACAATCTCAGTGGTCAATTCAATATAAATGGGGGATTTAGGGATATGAACATGTTACAGAGGAAATTATCTGATACGTATAGAACTTCATATGAAGTTGAAATTACTCCCATGCTTTACGCACACAAGGAGAGTGCGGATGGGATTACAAAGTTTTACACCCTCAACATTAACAAATCTGGTAATGTACAAATTATTGGCGCCAAATCTCCCGAAGTGTTACAAAATGCATTCAAAAGTATATCCCGAGTAATTCGTGAACTGCATGCAGATGGCCAAATTGTGATATCTGGAAAACTGAAAAAAATTACCAAAAAGAAGACTAAGAAGAATACAGCCTTACAAAATCTATTGAAATCGAGAAAAACCAAAACTAAAACGCGTGCTATCAATAACACTCAATTATCTGTATTACGAATTGACAGTAAGAAATGTGAACGCATGCCCAAAGCTGAACTTATTGATCTAGCTAGGAAAATGGGCGTTGTCAACTTTAGAACTAAAAATGGTAATTCTACACGAGCCTCCACCAGAAAAGAAATATGTGAAAAAATAAGAGACTTGTCACCCAATAAAGCAGTCACATTTAAAAATACCACCAAGAAAAAGAATGTTTCCCTCACTGGAACATCCACTAAATTTCGAGTTGGTAGTAAAATGTGCGCACAGTTACCTAAACCTGAACTCGTTAGAATATGTGATGTCTTGAAAATCAAACGGAATGGGAAAGAAACTAAAGATACTCTCTGTAAACTGATTGAAAAAGCGCGAAACAATATCGCAGCTAAACCCACCCCAGTGGTACTTTCCCCTCGTGCCATAAAGAAAAAGGTATCAGACAATAAGAGGAGTGCTAAGGATATTAGCCGGAATATAAACCGAGCAATGAAGACAAATAATGTGGAACTGAAAAGAAGGATGAATGAAAATTCTATTCGTAACGATCTTTCCAAGCTCTACGGTTCTACTTGGATGAATAGGTACAAACCCAATCTGAACAATGATATCAAAAATATACAAGCTAATATTCGTAACATTAATAAGACGAATAAATTGGGGGTCCCTTTCAAACGCGATATTAACGCCATCAAGAAGGTGTTAGTGCAACGATGGAAGAGGGAGAGACGTCGCGAACTCGAGAAGAAATACCTGATGAACAATGTGAATGTAACAGGGGTACCGTACAACTTACGAACCAATTACAAAAAAGCTATGGCGAATCACATTCTCAATAAAAATGGAAAGATTTCTAAGAAGGGAATCGAAAACTACCGAAAATATTGGTTAAAGTTTAGATCCAATGTTAATGCAGATGCACGTCCGAGAGGAATTAACCGGGCGGTTAAAGCTCGGGTTACCAAGATGTGATGATACTAGAAATAGGGTAAAGGAAGCACTGCTAGATTCTGTTATTTACATTGTAGCGGACTATATTAGAGTGTCTCCACAATTGTGTCAAACTGATGAGCCTGATGATAACAAGCTCATCATGTCGATAATTGATGAATGGGGGGCTATAGAGAGTCCACAACATAAGATGCTCCTATGGAATTTGTTAAATATGTTAAACTCTAATCTTTTCAGCGGTGAGAATTGAGGTGGAGCATAATATGATACAGGTCACTAAGTAGGCAAAGTCCAACCATCCAGAGATAAAACAATATACCGGAGCTATTGTAACGGCATACACCACGTGACCCAATATAGGGGCGACAGATATAGGTAGTTCGGTGTGGACTGCAAATGTACTCAATATAATAAAAATGAAATTTATTATATCGATTATTCTAAATAAATAGACTAACTTAAACAAAGACACCAAAAAAAAACAATCAAAAGATAATTGTATATATTTATTGTATTTTACAGCCACCACATCTGTAGATCTTGATATTGTGGGTGCAGGTGGGGGTTCTTCAGGTGAAATTTCTTGGTTAAAAGCTATCGCAACAGACCCATCCGGTCCTTCCACTACTTGATGACGCATCTACTTAACAAGAATACCATTTTACTGTTTAAGTATTATACATTTTTCACAGGTTCTGCAATTTGTTTCAAGTGAATCGTGTGATAATTGAAGTTGTAGGTGGGAAACGAATCCTTTATTTTATTCGATAGGAGACTCGCATGAACTATACGTGTGATACCTGATCGCACAGAGACATACTCAAGCTCCAAGAATTTATCCTCCATTTCAATAAATTTCTTCAATCCTTCATCACTCACCCCGTTATTACGCATAATGAGATAAGTCTCTTTAGACTTACCGTCACTCAGATGGAAGTACTTCGAGTTTCCAATTTCATCTGAATGGTGATTTCTTTCCATTACAAGAAGAAGTACTACTAGAATGATCAAGAATATCATATAGTATACTTCTATTTAATTATTAACAGCTGACACGAGCACTACCTCCATTTCTTCATGCTCTTCGAGGCCCTCCTCCCCGCCTTTCTCATCCTCTTGCTCATCTTCTTCATCCTGAACCCCTCAGTTTCCTTTTCCTTTTGTTGCCTGAGATACAAAACTACGGCAACCAAAACCGCGGCTACAATACCGATCTTTATCAAAGTGGGGCGGTTCGTCTTCATTTTTATTATATACTGAGAAATTATCTCATCATCTTCCTCATCTTCTTCATCAAGTATTTCTCCTTCTTCTCCTTGGAACCACTGCGACGCATATATAAAACAATCGCAATCAAGACCGCAACCACAGCACCTACCTTCATCAAGGTGGGCCGGTTGCCAGCCCTAACCTTGTTCATGAAAGTGGGGGTGGGGGCGGTGAGGTTCATGGCACTGGCCATTGGTTGGACAGACATTTTTATTATTAACTTAGAAAATTTTAACGAGGTCTGAGATCTTGTGGATGATATTGTAAAATTCGTTGTCATTCTTGACATCCTGAGGATTTGAGATTTCCAGTTCAATCTGATAGGATGCCTCATCCTCTGAGTCCATATCAACGTTGTCACCAGATGAGATGGTCATGTCAATGCTCACATTTTTGCGTACAAATGAGTGGCGTGTCTTTGTACGCTTCCGATCCATCTCGTATTGTCCGAAACTTGGGATTTCCCTGGAAATACTAAAACGAACGTCGAGGGGTTCACATTTGAAATCTTCCTTCACGACATTGATCTTTTGCACCATTGTCTGTTCCCCTGAATCCTCGTCAGTTGTAATTCGGATACTATTGGCATCGTTGTAATAGACATCTGCCACAGTGGATTTTGTGCTTTCCCACCCCTTGTACTTCCTCAGGCCCTTGAGAACCTTCTCCCAAGCGTCTTTACCAACATTGGTATCAAATAGTGAACCATTGTGTTTACCGAGGCGCATCTCAACCTCAATGTTTTCCTCACCCTTCAGTGTATCGAAGAGGGGCTTAACTTTGTCAAAAATAGATTGAATGTTCATCGTTGTCATTATCTCAACGCGACTTTCCCTTAAGTGTTTTTTGTATGTAAAATGTAATGAAAGGTTTGTTAAATAACGGAAACACCTGTTACTTTAATACGGCTCTACAATGCCTTTTGTATATCCCAGTTCTCTCAAACTACTTTTTAAAGATTCCTTATCAGGAAGCTTGTGAATTTACACAATTATATTCTCACTTAGTTGCCGTTTATTGGAAAAAGGGTGAAGAGAATGTAAATGTCACCCCCCTCCTAAATTCCTTCAAGAAGCAATTCCCGCGATTCAAAACGAATGAACAACACGACACACAGGAGGCTATCCTTTGTATTATTGATATACTAGAACGCGCTCGCCCTGATATCAAGCATTGGTTCTATGGTAAGAAGACACAGGAAACTATATGGCCGGGTGGAAAAACCTCTAAAGAGGAGGATTTTAGTGTTCATCTAATTAGATCGAGTGGTAATGATATGGGTGAAATGTTAAAAAAGAGTACAGATTGGGATGTTATAGACAACTTCGAAGATACCACGGGTAAAGTACATAATGTCGCTACGACTCGTATGGTATTTTCGAAACTCCCTCAAGTGCTTATGATTTCATTTGACAGTAAAAGTCATATACAGATAATTGAAAATATACTTATCGATAAATATGAATATAACCTAGTTTCTAGTGCTGTCCATATGGGTGAACAGGATGATGGTCACTATGTGACATTCGCTAAACGAAAGAATAAATGGTTTCTTATTAATGATGAAACTATAAAAGAACACGAATTACCCGACGAGGCTGGGTACTACTTCATGGTTTACAATCTAAAAACTCCTTCATCTGAATGTTCTCCTTGATGTTAACGATAGTCCTATAGAAGGTTCGTCGATTATTGGGGTACGTTTTATCGTGTCTCCTCTTGATGGGTTTCCACCACATCGGTTCTTCCCAATGTATATACTTACACTCCACGATGGCACCATCCTCAAACCAAGGTTCATCCGACATCCGGTTATGTGGAATTTCGGATTCAAATAGAAGCTTCCCCTTTTCCTGTATGTACAACCGCCAAGTGGGAATCCCGGGTACACAACCGGGTGTCTCACGAGAAGGTTCCCTCTTCATTAGAAAGTCAATCGTATTCTTATCTTGGGGTTTCCATTTAAACATAGTCTCGTGTGTGCCAATTTGGAGTGGCGCATTGATTGGTGTAAAAACCAATCCATCAACCTTTTGCTGAACTGTTGGGAGATACTCATCCATAAAAATCCCAAAATCCTTCATCGCATGAAAGTCTTTCAATTTGAGACGATACTTATCAAATTTCATATATATGACAGGGTCAATTACACTTAGTGCGTGACCGAGTCGTTTGAGAAGGTCTTGCTCCCACACAGGCTTCCCATTTACGGAGAGAGCATCATACACAAATAAGGTATTTTCGTAGAGTTCACCGTCCAAAATTGTCCCATCGTATGCATCTTTCCGGAGATTAATCGGAACTTGGAACATATTGAACGCACGGTTTACGAAAATACACTTCTTCTTGCCTTCAAAATAGAGGGCAACCATCATATATCTCTCACCGTCCGTCTTTTCACATACGACATAGTCACCCTTCTTTATAATCGGAAAGTGTTTATACTCAACGGAAATAGGTTGGGGACCCGGAAAGTATTCTTTACTACCCCACGAATGATGAATAAACCCCACGACATATTTGTAAAGCGGGGAGTCCGACTTTATAGACATGTTTAAAATTGGGTGGAAAACTTTAACTGATTTTCACACCCGCTGCGTTTAGAATATTACTCACACACTCATGTGTGTATGTTTGAGTCAACTTAGATGCGGTAAATGCATTTATGCGAACGTTCTGTTCTTTGAATTTCTCAAACATTTTTGGAAATATTTTATAGTTCCCGGACTTTTTATCTTTGATAGTCTTGATAATATTTTTTGTATTCATAATCCACACCTTAGCATCGGTGCGTACAACTTGATAGATATTTTCTGAAATCTGTTTGTTAACATCTGTATCGAAGTGGAGACCCATTTGTGGAATAGGTTCTGTGGATTCAGATTTAACTTTATTTTTAAACATTTCCCAATCTATACCCTCCTTTACACCCGGGAAAACAACACAACCCACGCCCTCGTGTGGTTCAAAGCATTGATCTAACGTACCATCATCTATGCCAATACCAAAATCAATAAAAAGAATACGATCATGTGACTTCATGTATTTTTGTACAACTTCAGCTTTAGCGTACGGGTCATCTATAGTATAAACAATCTCGTTATTCACATTCTTCTGGAGACATCTCATATTTAGACGGAGAATGGCATGTAATGTCTTCACCGAGCAAGACTTTGATCGCGTAACTATGATGGTAACAAGATTCATGATTGTATGTCTCGTCTAAGCCTTAAGCCTATCGTTTAGGCATCCACCGAATGGTAAATTACCTACATGCCCCAATGTCGTATTCACATCAGCGTATATTTTACCACCAGCTTGTTGCCATCGACGGCAAAATGCGTAATCCTCTGAAAGGTACCTACGATTTGTGGGGTCAATCATACAATCGAATGCGGCGTGATAATCATCAAAGTCTCGATTCTGGTGATCATTCTTACACCAAAGATCCGGGAACTTATCCTCGATCGTTTTAAATACGGAACGCTTAATCATCATAAACCCAGTTGGTCCATCGAGAATTTCTATGAATCCATCTTGGATGGGTCTATTTTTTGCACCGAAATTGATCACAAGACTTGAAGACAGCATCGACATATCACGTTCATCACCACTTTTTACGGCCGCTGCAGCTTGATCCCACATCACAACCTTCTTGGGATAACACGCTACCGAGAGATCGTGACCAGATTTGATAAGTCTCACGACAGCTGCAGGGTCAAAATGAACATCCGCATCTATAAACATAAAATAGTCACAGTCAGTCTTTTGCATGAAACGACCAACTGAGACGTTACGTGCCCTATGCACGAGGGATTCATTTTCTGTAGTATCAAGATACATCTGAATTCCTTCTTTTACGAGAAGGAGCTGAAGCTTGATCATACTAGACATATATTTTTCTAGGCACATCCCCCCATAACAGGGGGTTGAGAGAAATAGTTTAGTCATATAATTAAAATTAACTGCTAACCTCTAAGTGTTTTTTTATAATACCCTCAATCTTATTCAATGTCGGGATTGACACTGAACATTTTTCACACATTTCTGTTTTTGTAACTTTGTATTTGAGAACCATGAAAATGATAGCCGAAGCTACGCTATTCGGGGTTTTACTCATCAAGTCTATACAACTCTCCGTTTTGTTACACATCTGGATACACGCGAGACGCTCTTCGCGGGAAACCTCGAAAGAATTCAATAATCTACTCATCACATCGAAAGCTTTCGTCACATAATTCTTTTTAGTTGCCCCCATTATAGTATCCTTGAACATCTGTGTAGTACGACTCACATCCTTCGACATAATTCCAAACATATCCGCGATTTCTTTGGTTGTCCTAGGAAATTGAGCGAGTCGACATGCGTATAAAACACAGTTAGCTTTTACCCCCAATCTTACCGCACCCCGGGTAAGTTTACCTTCATTAAATTTCCTGTACATCATCTTTGCATCCTTCAATACCATATCTGGGAGGGTGTGACACGCCTCGTCAATATCTCTATACGCGTGAAATAGGGAACGATCCCTGTGATTCATAGACATGTGGAAATTAATCTTAGCCATCCGCTTGTTTTCGTATGTCGAGGATCTTTGTGTAGAAATAACTGTACCCTTCCCCCAATTTTGTGAGAATAATTGTGGATTGGCATTGGGGTTACCACATCTAGATGGATCATTCACCTTCCCATCGTCTGTAATACCACTCGTCCATTCCGCACTATCATCAATAAAGCGATCTTCCACGAGACCACATTCACTACAAACGGGTAGACCCTCTCGAGAGAAGATCTTTACACCCGAACAATCCTTACAAATATTTATATTCACTGGCTTTTCTTCATTTTCGTTAGTTTTTTTTAATAAACGGTCTATATCAGACCATATAGCAGCCAGCATCTTGGTATGATTGGCAATCCTTTTTATTACTTTTAAAGAACGCATCATGCACTTAGGCGTCTGATACGATTTTCAATCAAATCGATCGTTTCTTTGAAACTGCTAGCTCCTGGAGTTGATGGCTTCCATTCATCCCACTGTTTATCAATCTCCGCAAACCCTGGGGGTGCTATATCTTGACCCTCCATTTCAG